CGATATCATGGGATTACGCGGACCACAACCAAAACCCAACGTCCTGAAATTCACGAGCGGCAACACCGGAAGGCGACCGATCGAGATGGATGGAGTCAACCCACGTGTTGAGATTCCAACACCACCAAAGCACCTGGGCCGAGAGGCCTTGAAGGAATGGAAGCGCATCACCCCGTTGCTTGAAGAACTGAATTTGATCAGCGGCATTGACCGCACTGCGCTGGCCATTTACTGCCAGGCGGCGGGGAGGCTGTTCGAATTGGAAATGGCTTTTGAAAGTTCGGTGAAAGCGCGAATGGCTGCCAGCCAAAAGCTGGATTATGCGCAGGCCGTGAGCATTGTGAGCACCAGCAGCACGCCCAACGGGTTTGAGCAGCAAAGTGTGATTGTTCAGTTGATCAGCAAGCACCGCGAGCAGGTGCACAAGTACTTGCAGTCTTTCGGCCTGAGCCCAAGTGCACGCGGGCGCATTCAGCCCTCGAAGAACGATGGGCAAGCCAGTTTGTTTGGCGATGATGAAAAGAAGGGCTGGGGTCAGTTCTAACGCAACATGAAAAATTATTCCGAGATTGCCCGCCAGTACGCCTTGGACGTAGTGGCCGGGAAAGTCTCGGCCTGCAAGTTTGTGCACCTTGCCTGCAATCGACACCTGGCAGACCTTGAAAAGCAAGGTGTTGGTGGCTGGCCTTACGTGTTTGATGAATCACGGGCCAACCGGGTTTGCGCCTTCATCGAAATGCTTCGCCACACCAAGGGCAAGTGGGCACGCAAGCGCGAGCAAATTGTGTTGGAGCCGTGGCAGTGCTTCCTGGTGTGCGTGCCGTTTGGTTGGCTGCATGCGGAAACGCAGCTGCGCCGCTTTCGCGATGTGTATGTTGAGGTGCCACGGAAAAATGCCAAGTCCACACTGGTGAGCGGCATTGCGCTGTACATGTTAACGGCCGACAACGAACCAGGCGCTGAGGTGTATGCGGCAGCCACCACGCACAAGCAGGCCCGCTTGGTGTTTGATGACAGTCGCCGCATGGCGCGCATGAACCCTAAGTTTTGCCGGTACTTTGGCGTGGAGGTTCAGCAGCACGGCTTGATGGTTGAGGATGAAGGCAGCAAGTACATACCGCTGAGTGCCGAGGGCTCAACGCTGGATGGTTTGAACGTGCACTTTGCATCGGTCGACGAGCTGCACGCCCACAAAACTCGCGATGTGTACGACGTAATCGACTCTGGCCGGGGGTCTCGCGAACAGCCAATGATCTTCGCCATTACCACAGCGGGTTCAAACCGGGCTGGTATTTGTTACGAACGCCGAACTCACCTGGTAAAGGTGCTCACTGGTGTTTTTCACGACGACACCACCTTCGGAATTATTTACACCATCGACGATGGTGACGACTGGACAGACCCCGAGGTGTGGCGCAAGGCCAACCCGAATTTCGGAATCAGCGTTTCGCCCACCGACATGGAGGGCGCTGCCCGCTATGCGATGAGTATGGCCAGCAAACAGCCCGAGTTTTTGACCAAGCGGTTGAACGTTTGGGTAAACGCCGATTCAGCGTGGATGGATATGCGAGCTTGGGATGCGTGTGCTGACAGCACCCTTGAGTTGGCCCAGTTTGAAGGCGAGGAGTGTTACCTCGGCCTTGACCTGGCCAGCAAGGTGGACATTGCCGCGAAGCTTTATTTGTTTGAGCGTGAAGGGATCGTCTACCTGTTTGGTAGTTACTGGCTGCCCGAGCGTGCGGTTGAAAACGAATCAAACAGCCAGTACCAAGGCTGGGCAAGGCAGGGCTTGTTGAATGTGAGCCCAGGCGATGTGACCGATTACGACGATATTGAGTCGAGCATTCTTGAAGACCAACGGCGGTTTGAATTGCGTGAGGTAGGGTTTGACCCGTTTCAGGCTACGCAGCTTTCCTCGCACCTGATTGAGGAGGGCGTGCCGATGGTTGAAGTGAAACCCACGGTGCTGAACTTCAGTGAACCCATGAAGCAGTTGGAAGCCTTGGCGCTGAGCGGCAAGTTGCGACACAACGGGTGCCCAATTTTGACCTGGATGGTGTCGAACGTGGTTTGCCACACCGATGCAAAAGACAACATTTACCCGCGTAAAGAGCGGCCAGAAAACAAGATCGACGGCGTGGTTGCGGCGCTGACTGCCCTGAACAGGCAGATGGCCAACCAAAGCGATTACATCGATGTACCCTTTCAGACCCTGTAACTATGTGGCCATTTTCAAACAATCAAGAAGTACCGCCTGCGCCTGCTCGCCTTGAGCCCGTGCTGAATCAGCAAAGTGCTGACAGTGCCTTGGTTAAAAGCGGCGACTTCCGCGTGCTGGATATTTTTGGCATGGGCAATATGGCCGGGGGCGTTGTGGTGAATGAAAAAACCGCCATGCAACTGAGTGCGGTACACGGGTGTGTGCGGGTGATTACCAGTGCGTTGTCGATTCTGCCTTTGCATTTGTACCGCGAGGGTGACGACGGCCGCGAGCGGGATAACGCCCACCCGCTTCGCCGCTTGCTGAACCTGCAACCTAATCCACGCTTCACGAGCTCGGCATTCCGAAAGTATGTGGGCAAGTCCAATTTGCTGCGAGGCGACGGCTTCGCGGAGATTCTTCGCGGTCGCGGTAACTCCGTGGTTGGTTTCTTGCCACATCACCCCGATGACGTTTTGGTGGAAAGGCAAGGCGAGCGGCTTCAGTACTATGTGTTTGATCAGGGTAAAGCCCGCGGTGTTCAGCAGGAGGACATGATTCATGTCCCCGGGCTGGGGTTCAACGGCGTTCGAAGTGAGTCTGTGGTTACCCACTATGCCCGCAATGCGGTTGGAGGTGCGTTGGCTGCGGATCGCCATGCTTCCAAGTTCTTTGAAAGCGGAACCATGCAGCGATTTGGCATTGAACAGAAGGGCAAGATGAGCCCAGAGGGAATCGAGGCCCTTCGAAATCAATGGGTTGATACTTATGGTGGGTCCAACAATTCGAACAAGCCCCTTTTGCTCACAGAAGGCGCTCAAATCAAAGAGCTCTCGCTCAGCGCTACTGATGCGCAATTGCTTGAAACCCGCGCCTTCAACGTAGAGGATATCTGCCGATTCTTTGGTGTGCCACCGCACATGGTTGGCCACACTCAAAAGTCCACCAGCTGGGGAACCGGCATTGAACAGCAGTCAATAGGTTTCGTGGTGTACTGCCTCCAGCCCTATCTCACTGACTTTGAGCAGGAACTGAACCGCAAGTTATTCCCGAACGAAGACCGCTTTTTTGAATTTGAAACTGGTGGCTTGTTGCGTGGTGATTCCAAAGCACAGTCTGAGGCCTTCCGCGCCTCGCTGGGTGGATCAAACGGCCCTGGCTGGCAAACAGTCAATGAAATTCGAAAACTCAAAAATTTGAAGCCGATTCCAGGTGGAGATGTACTGGTGACATGGAACGGCCCAGCCGGCTCAAACACCGAACCCAACGAAGAGCCCGTTGAAGAAGTACCTGCGGAGCCAAAACAGGAGCCCGCAGAGGATGAATGAACTAGATGTTTTTAAGGCAATGTTGCAAGTGGGGCAGGGCCTGCCTGCCTACGCGGGCGCATTGGTAGCCGGTTTCTTGGGTAGCTGGGTGTATCTCAAAAAAATCGGTAAGGCGGTCACGAAAGATGAGGCTGAAACGTCAACCTACAAACTGTTGATCGATGACAACAAGCGGCTTTCGGGGCTGGTTAAATCCATGGGCGCCGAGCTGACAGAGCTCAAAATCAGCTACGCCCTTGATCGGGAAAACATGCAAAAGCAGTTGTTCCTGGAGCGCGAAACATGCTTCAGGGAAATGGCGGAGCTTCGCGTGAAGCTTGAGAACCTTGAACGCAAGGTTCGCCAGTACGAACCATTAAACCCAACTTAACGGGGTAATCACCATGTTGAAATTTCAGTTCCGCTTGCTTCAGGGTGCAGCGGCCAAGCCCTTTTACGCCATTAAAAACGAGGGCGTGCCCACTATCTACATCTATGACGTGATCAGCGACATGTGGGGTGTGGGTGCGCAGCAGTTTGCAAATGACCTGAATGCCATCGATGCCCCTGAAATTCATGTGCGCATCAACTCACCCGGAGGTGATGTGTTTGCTGCCAAGGCCATGGTTGAGCAAATGAAAGGCCACAAAGCCAAGATTGTGGCGATTATTGATGGCCTTGCCGCCTCGGCTGCCACCACGATTGCAATTGGTGCCGATGAGGTACGCATGGCCCCGGGTGGGCAATTCATGATTCATAACGCTTGGTCGTTTGTGGGTGGTGATTACCGCGATATGGCGCGCATGTCCGATGTGCTGAAGAAGGTCAACGATTCGATTGTTCAGGAATATGTGAGCAAGACCGGTAAGCCTCAAGCCCAGATTGAAGACTGGATGAATGCTGAAACATGGTTCAACGCGGATGAGGCGCTGGCCAACGGTTTTATTGACTCAATTGTTGAGCACGCCCCCAAGGCCACAAACATGTGGGACTTGTCTGGATACGACAAAGTACCCAAGGCGTTGCTGGAAAACCAGCCAACCAATGATGAGAATTTTGATGTTGAGCACCTTCAACGCCATTTGAAGATGCTGGAAAGAATCGCTTAAACCAGCTCCTGCTGTTTGCGAAACGGGCCCGCTACGTGCGGGCCTTTTTATTTTGGACTAACCAATGAGGAAATCACTATGAAAGTCCTAGCCGAATTGCGGGAGAAGCGAAACTCCCTGGCAGTAGAAATGCGCAGCCTGTTGGACAACAACAAGGAAAAGTGGAATAAGGAACACCAGGCTAAGTACGATGAGTTCGACAATGCGCTTCAGGATATCGATCACCAGATCAAAAGCACCCAGCGCATGATGGACTTGGATGCTGAGGCAAAGTTTGGCATCAGTGAGGGCAACCCCACGCCTAAGCAAGAAAACAAGGTTCAGGCCCTGTATTCCAAGTGGCTGCGTAATGGCGACAAAGCCATTACTGCTGAAGAGTGGACAGCCATTCGCAATACCATGAGCACCACCACGGGTTCTGAGGGTGGCTTCACCGTTCAAACTGACGTTTCTTCAACGTTGATTGATGCGATGAAAAGCTATTCGGGTTTGCGTTCAAGTGGTCTGTGCGAAATTATTCGCACCGAAAAAGGCAACGAGCTGAGCTTTTCAACATCGGATGGCACTGCTGAAGAGGGCGAGATTGTTGCTGAAAACGGCACAGCCTCGGATGAAGATGCAAGCTTCGGCTCCATCAGTATCCCGGTTTACAAGTTCAGCTCCAAGGTAATCACCATTCCGATAGAGTTGTTGCAAGACTCAAGCGTGGATGTTGAGGCCATGGTTCGCAATCGTATTGCGCAACGCTTGGGCCGCATCACTGAGCGCAAGTTCACTGTGGGCAGTGGCACTTCCGAGCCTCGCGGTTTGGTGACTGCAGCCACTGTCGGTGTCACCGCTGCCACCGGCAACGCCGCTGCGGTGACCTATGAGCACCTGGTGGACCTGGAGCACTCTGTTGACCCGGCTTACCGCAACAACACCTGTGCATTCATGTTCAATGACCTGACTTTGCGCTACATCCGGAAAATCAAGGACACAAACGGTCGCCCGATCTTTGTACCCGGTTACGAAACCGGTGTGCCTGGTGGTGCGCCTGACACCCTGATGGGTCGCGCGATTGTGATCAACCAGTTCATGGCCGACCTGGGCGCAAACGCCAAGCCAATCGGCTTTGGTGATTTGTTCCAT